ATAATGAATAGAAAGGAAAGTATTATACAAGACATAAGAGATTTAAGAGACGATGACTCTCATGTATGCCCCGCTGATAAAGATGATTACTTAGAATGTACTTGTACAAAGTATGATCATGTTATTGACAAGTTGGAGAACTTTACAACTGAACTTAAAGATAAAATAATTAATTTAAGTATATCAGTTGCTTGTATGATTGATGACATAGATGAGGTCAAACAAAAAGAGGTAGAACATATACAAGACTTAACAACTCAACTTGAGAATATAGTTGACTCTAATACAGAAAAGAGGTGGGACTAATGAGTGACAATACAGAATATGTGCATTGTTTAAAATGCAATCATGTCTATGAAGAAAAAGAAAAATTCATAGAAGCTTGTACGAACTGCGGTAATGAAGACACAGAGCAGACACACTATTTACAGGAGGAATAAAGATGACTAACAAAGATAGAGCAGATAAAATACAAAAATTACTTGGTCTACAAGATGACGGTAAAGCAGAGTATGCAAGAGTTGCAGACGTAATTTGCGATTTAAGACATTATTGTGATTTGCATAAAATTGATTGGCAGGATGAAAAGTCTATGTCATATGATTTTTATGACGCAGAGACTTATCAAGAAGAACCTTTAACTAAAAAAGAAAGCATAATTATAGCTAGTCAAGACTATCTAAAGGTTCGTTTGCCTTTTGATTACGACACATGGACAAAAGAGGTACTTCTAAAATATATACAATCTAATTTATTAGATAGATTTAATACCGATGATGCAGAAGAATTTTGGGAAATTATCTTAGACAAAGCAAATTGGTATGAAAAAGGGGTGCAAGAATGATTGAGTGGATTATGGAATTATTAAAAGATCTTATTGATGGGGATTAATCCCCATCATGCTCTATGGTAGTGACTTCCATACCGATAGATTCACCGTTCATTATGTTTTGGCTACGAACTTCTTTTAGCTTTGCTTCAAGTTCGGGCCTCGACATATTATCTAGAGAAGCAGTTACAACTTCCTTTCGATCTACATAAAATCCTGCCAACTGACCACGTCGGTATTCTGCTACAATCGCAGGACCTAGTTGACCATTCTCAACTGCAGTCTCTCTTAGCCTAGCTAATTCTCTAGCGTGTTTAACAAAATCAATCTTACTAGCCTCCGCATATTCTTTTTGCAAAAATTCAATTGCTTCTACAACTTTAGGAAACATCTTAGGATTGCGTAAGTTACAAGCCATTTGAGTTGCTGAGTTCTCGGAGTAACCCGCTTGTTTCGCACAGTCAGTAGGAGTCATTCTCCCATTTTCTTTTACAAAAGTAAGAACAAAGGCTCTTTGTTTTGGTGTTAATTGTTTATCAATATCCATAATTATTATTTACTATATATACATAGAAAGTAAATATATATATAAAAAATGTATTTCAATGAAAAAACCTCAGTCTGTAAGACTGCTACTATTGTTGTATATCAACTATTCTAGAAATCATCTATCCCAAGGTTACGTAACCTGAAACACAGACGTAACCTAAAACGTAACCCTACTATTGTTGTATATCAACTATTCTAGCCTAAAGTTACGTGGTTACGTCAAATTCACGATATTTCAGAAATATTTTTTTCATTTTACTTTTGAAACATCTATATAAACTGATAATATGTAACCATGAATAGAAATGAAATAGAAGAATTTTACGGGGACGACGAACCAGATATACTTTTCGCAGATGGATTTGATTCTGCAATTTTGGGCGTGGTCCAAGATCCGTGGCACGAGAACACTACACGAGTTCTCTACAGTATAGAACTTATATTAAAAGAACTTATGGGCGATAATGAAATGACCTATGAAGATGCATCAGAATACTTTGAATTTAACATCAGAGGCTCTTATATGGGAAAATACACACCCTTATTTCTAGATACATAACTAATCATGAGCGAAAAATTCAAAAATCCAATTTCGGCCCCGTTAGTCTTAATCGAATGGTTTGATGCAAAAGATGGAGATACAGGTTGGCATCCAGTAGAAGAAATCTTTCTTGAAGAATTAGCCACTTGCCAATCGGTCGGTTGGCTGATAAAAGATACAAAGTCCCAAATAACTATTATGAGTGATTATTGTGAATACAACGAAGAGAAAGACGGCGGTAGACACATAACCATTCCGGGAAGTTGGGTAAACAAGATTATATATTTAGAACCAAAGAAGGAGACAGAGAAATAAGATGGATATGACAAGACTTTTAAAATCAGTGCGCGACCATGAAGGGTATCGCAATAAGGTGTATTTAGACACGCTAGGCAAGAGAACTGTGGGCGTCGGCCACCTTTGCGTGGAAGACTTTTGGGAAGATGATAAAGAGTATGACGAAGAGTTTTTAATGGAGACTTTAGAAAAGGATCTAGAGAACGCTATCTCAGGTGCAGAAGAATTGCTTGGTGAGTACACGGTCCATGATCAGTGTAAAGAGCTTATTGTAGAAATGGTATTTCAAATGGGTAAAACAGGTGTGTCCAAGTTCCCTGCTATGTGGAGAGCGCTCAAAGAATCTACACCGCCAGATTATAAAACGGCGTCAGTTGAGATGCTTGACTCCAGATGGGCCAAACAAACTCCTCAAAGAGCCAAAGCCATGGCTAAAAAGATGTCTCAACTATGAAAAAATTTATACATATAAATCAACTTAAAATAAGATCAAATAAAAAACACAACACTAACGAACCTGTCATTACTTGTAAGACCTATAAGTCAAATGACTATGCTCATAACTTAGAAATCAAAGACAAAGACGATGTCACCGTGGCTAAAATAGTTTACTCACCTGAGAAGCCACTGTCTTGTGGTGCAAAAGTATGGATTGAAACTAATGAAAAAATCGTTTTAGACAACGGTTTGTGTTTGGATAAATAGATGTCCTTTTTAGTAGCAAACGTACCACCTGTAAAAGTATGGATTAAAAAACAATATCTCTACGATCATCAAAAAGGCCACGGAGAATATGTAGAAGGCATTTGGGCAACAGTCAAATCTATACAAGGCAGAGCATTATACTTTGAAACATATATACCTGAGTACGCTGCGTTGTATGACAAGTTACCTATTAGTGCTTTTGTAAGTTCTCCTGATGTCAAAGAAGATTTACCTTTAGAAGAATTAGAACTATGGGACGCGTTTAGTTATCATATCACAGTGATAGAAAAAACAACTGTACCTCCAAGAGCAAAGTATCTGTCACCTTCTAAAAATTGGTACAAGGGAGAATACCTCTTTACGATTGATAGCTGTCACGCTGATCATAACTTACCTAATATCAATTATTCGCAAGTGCCAGAGGAACATAAATCATTTAATATTCTAGAATTAGAAAACGGCCACTTCGCCGCTCAACCTAACAATCGAACACTATTTTATGACAAGTCCTTGACTCCATCAGAACCAAAGCAACCTGACTTTAAAGTATCTACAATTGAATATAATGTAGAATCAGTTAGTAAGTGGACGGCGGGCGATGACTCTAATTACTTCTACACATTTAAAGAACAGAAGTAAAATTACATACTTCTTCTTTGATAAGTCTTTGGAAACTCGTTATAGCTTAGATATTCTTTTAAAGCCCAACGCCAATCTTTACCATATTCTGCCTTACAATAGTTAATAAGGTCCTGTTGCGGGTCCTTATTGTCAGCAAACAAGTTGCTAAAGAAGTTTAGGAAGTGGTTCTTAGCACTGTTTGTGAGATTCATCATACAAGAGAATATAGGTATGAATTTTTTATTTACTTTTGCTATTTTGATATAGCTGATGTGTTATTTTAAAATTTTATAAAGTCATCGTCATTTGAAAGCTCATCTTTTTTGCCACCTAATCTAGTTTTATCATTAAATTTAAAAAGCTCTTTGCCTACAAGTTGACCCTTTGTAGCATCTTTAATTATTTTTCCTGTGAAAGGATCAAACACACGAACTGTGTCTGTGTCTAACTTTTTAGTATTAACAACAATTTCATTCTCAGCTTCTTTTCCTCTCATTACTAAATCTTTAGCGTTGATGTAAACTTCTTGTAAAACTAAATTATTTCTATTTTTACCTAAACCTTCACTGTAATCTATCATATTGTGAAGACTTAAAGCATCTTCAGGATTTAATGAATAAGAATTTATATCTTTTTCTAATGAAGGTGTGCCTGTTCTGTAAGCTTCCATATCCCCACGAACTAAACGATAAGCCGGAAATGTTTCTCCTAAATGTTCTTTTGCAGCTTCTTGAATTAATTTTTTATATTCAGGGTAATAAGAAAGTTTCTTTAGCTTTTTAAAAGCATCTGCATTTCCTAAATCTCCGACTCCTCCATGATATTGATTTTCATAAAATT